TGTAAAGTTGAAAAGTATTTTAAGTCTTCATCCCAATCTATATTAGTTAAAAATTTTATTGCTCTTTGTTTAGCAACTTCTGATGCAGTTCTACTAAATGTAAAAAAGCCTATCTTCTTAACAGGTGTTTTATGTTCATTTACTTCTTTTTTTAAATAAGTATTAATTAATCTATATGTTTTACCAGTTCCTGGTGGACCTGGAATTATTATTCTTTTAGTCATTTTGCAAACGATGGTCTTTCTATTTCTGGTGGTTTATCTGCTGTTTTACTTACATCTAATGCGTCCATAACCATAACTTTAACTGATTTACCAGAAATTTTTAAAACAGTTTCTTTTGCATTAAATAATTCTTGTATTTTATGAGAAGTTTTATTTCTTTCCATATTCCAAGAACGAGTTCTTTGTAAATAATTCCAAAAATCTTTAAATTTAAAATAAGTTTTTCCTTCATCTGTCCAAGATACACCTCTATTAATATCACTCTTTTGTTTCCCTGCTGCTCGATCCGTTGTAAAATTTTCTAGATATTCTTCTAATTGTTTTTTAAATGTTAAACTTTCAGGAGCTTCTATCTCTTCCACACTTTTAAATAGTTCAGATACTTTTCTACTCCACACTGGTTTTGGTATTGGTGGTAATTTTTCTCTAATTTGATCCATACAAGATTCATCAAATAAATCAAAATTTCTTAGTGTTTTTGTATCTACTTCTACAGTTTGACCTCCAACATTTACAAACCATATTGGTGGATCAGATGTAAATATTCTTAAATTAGAAATCTCTGGCATCATAACTCCGTTGCCTACTCCAAACTTTCTAGTTTGACATGTTACTGAATCACAGAAATTACATATAGGTTGGTCTTTGCATTTATATTGATAGTCTTTATTGTTAAGAGATTTAATTGTAGTCATTACTTGTTGAGGACTTAAAGGTGGTTTCATAAATCTTGTATTATATGTTGCTAAATCTGTTTGCCATGTGTCTGGATTTGCTTTTTTTAAATAAACCCCAATGTTATATAGTCCATTGTTCCTTGTTCCTTCTGGAAAGCCTTCTTTACAAAGTGTCTGTAGGCAAGGTGGTCCGTCTTTTATATTCTGTTCTTTATTACTTTCTACTTTTAAAGACTCAAATTTTTCTTTTGGTATCTTATATTTGTCATACATCTGTACAAATTCTTCTAGTGTTGCTGATTCGCCATCTTCTTTAAATGCGTAACGAGTAGTTTTATTTCCTCCGTGATAAGGAAGATTTAAAAAACTACCTGTGTCCCCTCTTTCAATTAATATAAATTCTTGTTTAGGAAATATTTCACACTCAGAATATCCTAATAACGCTGCCATTCTTTTTAATTTAGATCTCATCAACGCAGCTTGGACATGTTCACTTGCAAATAAGAATACATGTGCACCACCAGATTTAGATCGACATACAACTAAAGGTAAGTTCTTTTGTTTTATTTTTTTAATAAATTTTTTATGGTCAAAATTATATTGATCAATGTCAATACATCCCCATTTACATAGACTTTGTTCATTAATTGGAATAATACCTAGTGCAGGTTCCTTACCATCTAAATGATTTTGCCAAAGTATGTCTGTTACTGTTTTTCTAACAGTAAAAGGTTTTCCTTTTTGCTTACCATTTTCAGAGTAAGTATTACTAGGTATATACTGCCCATATGCACAGTTTAATCCTTCAAATATTTCTTTAAATCGATTCATCATAATATTTAGAATGGGCGGTATCCACTCTCGCTTCTCCGCCCATCTTCCAACCGGAATGGAATTTATTTTCCGCTACCGTTAACCGATGAATCACCTCTACGACAACTTTCGTAAAAGGTTTTAGCTCTCTTGTAAACATTGGCATCTGTAACTTCACCAACTTTTACAATGTTATAGCCATACCACTGATTTCCTTTGCCGGTATTCTCGACAGAAGATATCTTATAATAGTGGCTAAATGGAGGCGGTGTGTAAGGACCGTCTTTACCATTTTTAGTTATACTCATCATCATTGAGTTCCATTTTCTAGAAACTTTTGCTTGTGATGAATACATTGAGATTAAAGCCGTCTCAGCAGAATTGCCATCTGTTATGATAACAAAATGTTGAGAAGTCTTTTGAATATAATTACCGTTAGGTAATCTATCCTTCCCATTGGCATCTTTTGTGGTTTTAGACAGAATATCACTTGATGCAGGATATATGTTTTCTGGTCTTCCAGAACCAGTTCCAAAATCCGCCCATTCTTGATACTCTAATCTATAATGACAAGGAATAACTTGTATTCCTTTATCACCATCATACAGTTTTCTCGTTACTGTATTAAAAAACATACCAGGTTCTGCACCTTCGACGTAATTTGGATTACGTTTCTGTGCCTCTCCTGATCCGTTTTGTAAAAGTTTTAAGATAGGTAAGGCCAAGCTTTCTTGGTCTATATTCTCAAAACCTAGTTTAGCATCTGCTTCAAATAACGCGTCTGAAGGCAGACCCGCTTCTTGTTTAACTGATACTTGTTTCTCGTTACTATTTTCTAGCATCTATTTTCTCCTATTAATTTTCGTTTGGTTACCTACAAACGTGTTAAAAAGATCCGTGGGCATGTCTTGTCCAGATTCAACACGCTCACGAACCACTGCTTTAAGTGTCTGAGGATGAACCCCAATCTTCTGGACGGGTTCATATCCTTGACCTTTTGCAAGGACAGCATACTGCTGTGCCTTGTTATCTTCGCCACGACTAAAGGTAACAGTGATATCATTTTTAATAATATCCCCTAAGCCGTTATCTCGAAGCCAGTTAAATGCCTCATCCTGTTTTTCAGAATTTATCTTGGCACTATAAAAATTGGTAACTTCTATTTGAGCACCATCTTTTAATTTTAATTTTGTTATATTCATTTCTTGCATCATCTTAGGAATAATTACCTGAGACAATTCTCTTGCTTTTTCTTTTAGACCTCTAGTATGATCTTCAGAAGCTGCAACTTGATCTTCTAAATTTCTTAACTCAATTACTTTATCAGATAAAGTTTTAGTTTGGTCAATCTGTGTAACTGAATCAACTCTATCCTCTTCAAAATTAATCATTTATTTTTCCTTTCTCATATAAATTTATTTCTAATGGATAATACATTTGTTCTTGTCTATCCCACTTTAAAAGATTAAATCTTCCATTATTTATATCAGACACGATTGCGCATGCAAGTCCTATAACAGAAGGATCTCCTGATAATAATAAATAATCGCTAGAGTTGTAATCTTTCAAAAGTCTTCTTAGTTCAAATATTATAGGACCAGGGCTCATAATAATTTGAGTATCTTCTCTAAGAAGAACTTTTAACTTACCAAATTTTTGAGCACCTATAATATTATATTTAGGACGCCCAATTCTTGTTCCTGGTAATTCTTGCAATACATAAACAGTACTTTGTGTTTCATGTGTATTACTAATTTTATCATATTTTATATTCATAACTTTCTTGACAAAAGATATAAACATTATTATATAAGAAGTCAAGAAAGAAAAAAGAAAAATATTATGAATTATAAATTTAAAACGCCACCTTACGCGCATCAATTAAAAGCGTTAGAAATGTCTTGGAATAAGGAAGTATTTGCTTATTTTATGGAGATGGGCACTGGTAAATCTAAAGTACTTATAGATAATATTTCTATGCTCTACGATAGAGGTAAAATTAATGGTGCTTTAATTATAGCTCCTAAAGGAGTTGTTAAAACATGGTATGAACAAGAAATACCTACTCACTTAGTAGATCATGTTCAAAAAAAGGCAGTTTTGTGGCAAGCCAATATTAACAAAAAACAAAAATCTAAATTAGATACTCTTTTTAAAAATGAAGTGGATCTTCATATTTTAATTATGAATGTAGAAGCACTATCTACTAAGAAAGGTGTAGATTTTGCCTCTAGATTTTTAAACTGTCATTCTGCTTTAATGGCAATTGATGAATCTACTACTATTAAAAACAAAGAGGCTAAAAGAACAAAGTCTGTATTAAAGCTTGGAAAACTTGCTAAATACAGAAGAATATTAACAGGTTCTCCAGTGACTAAATCACCAATTGATTTATATACACAATGCGAATTTTTAGATTCTTGGTTATTAGGACATTCTTCTTGGTATAATTTTAGGGCAAAATACGCCATTATGAGAAACATGAGTGTGGGTGGAAGAACTTTTCAACAGATTGTTGGTTATAAAAATTTAGGAGAATTATCTGAAATATTAAGACCTTTTTCTCACAGAGTACTTAAAGATGATTGCTTAGATTTACCTAAGAAAACATTTATGAAGAGGATTGTACAATTAACTCCTGATCAAAAGAAAATTTATCAACAAATGAAGCAAATGGCTTTAGCTGAAATGAATGGTAAAATGATTACTACAGTTACTGCTTTAACTCAGTTAATGAGATTACATCAAATAACTTGTGGTCATTTCAAAGCAGATGATGGCACTACTCAAAACATTAATAATAATCGTATTGATGAATTAATTGATGTATTAGAGGAGATAGAAGGAAAAGTAGTTATTTGGGCGCATTATCAATATGATGTAGCTCAAATAATTAAAGCTATTACAGAAGAATTTGGAGAAGGATGCTGTGTTGATTATTACGGTTTAACTCCTCAAAGTGAAAGGCAAGAGAATATAAAGAAATTTCAAGAAGATGATAAGATAAGATTCTTTGTTGGAACTCCTGCTACAGGAGGATATGGAATTACTTTAACTGGTGCTAGTAATATGATTTATTATTCTAATGGTTATGACTTGGAGAAAAGAAAACAATCTGAAGCTAGAATAGATAGAATAGGTCAAGAAAAACCAATGACTTATATAGATATTCTTGCGGAGGATACTATTGATGAGAGAATCGTCAAAGCTCTCCGCAAGAAAGTTAACATCGCCACAGAAATTATGGGCGAAGAATTAAAAGACTGGATTTAATCTCAGAAAATGTAGGATATACACGCGAAGCGTTGTAATTTTTGAAACCTACTATTTTATGGAAATCGTCTTAGGTCTTTTATCTTCTGGTGGACGGTATTCCAATTTGATTTTAAGAATCCCATCTTCGAGTTCAGCACCTTTAGCTTCCACATACTCATGTAATTGTAACTTACGCGTAAAAGCTCTTTTAGCCATACCTTTATAAACATAGTCCTCCTTATCTTCTTCTGATTTACCAGTTATTTTTAATATGCCATCGGCAACTTCAATATCAATCTCTGATTTTTTATAGCCAGATAAAGCCATCTCTAAAGTGTATTTATCTTTGCCTGCTTTCTTTATATTATAATAGGGAAAACCCGTATTATGAGAATGCAGAGAAGAAAATCTATTGAAGAAATCTTCAAAGCCAATTGCGTTATTTAGGAAATTATTTAAATTTATTAGATCAGTCATAGTAACCTCCTTGTTTAGACAGTTAATAATTAAGAGCCTTCCTAAAGCACTCTTACTTCTTATATATACTATTTATGTTAAATTACAAGACTTTTATTGTAATATTAATAATGACGTATGCCATACCAGTAATTAAAGCGCCTACTGATACTAATAAAATACTTTCTATTCTATTAATTTGTTTTTCTAATTTAGATATTTTATCGTGAGTTTGTTTTTGCATAATTCTGCAAAGTTTTTCGTGTGATTCTATTTTTTGTAATGCGTTATCTTTTGGCATTATAATACCAATCCTTTTAAGAAAAATTGAACTGTTCTGTACACAAAAGTCCAACCTGTTTTTAATGTTCTTTTTCTACCTGTGCCAAATGCAACATAATCTTTAAATTCTTGGTAATGATTTTTAACTTTACCTTCTTCAATTGCTTTTTGACCATAGTATCTGTAGCCTCTTCTTATAGCTTCACCCCACCATGTTCTGTGTAAATTCTTAACACACCAACGTACAGCTTCTCTTTTTGTTTCTGGTGTAAATGCTCCTGATTTAACAGCATGAGTTGCAACAACGCAGCCGCCACCGCCTGGCGCATCTCCTCCTGAAGGATGTCCAGTTCGACCCGGTTGAGCTGTAGATCCTTCTGGAACACCTCCTCGTCCTTGGTCTTGTGCTTTTTCTACTGCTTTTCCAATATCAAAAGCTCCTGTAAGTTCTCCGGTTGGTTCTGTATAACCATAACCTGTATCATCCCAGCCATCGAAATCATCAGTTGTATCTACTGTATCTACACCTTCATCTTTACCTGGGTCACGAGTTTGCATTATATCTGTATAAGTTTCTCCAAGTTTTTCTAAACCTTCTTTTCTTTCTTCTGCTTGTAAATCTTCTAATGTAGTTACTTCATCTGGATCAGTAACGACTTCTCCAGGGCCCCAAACGTCACCAGTTGCAGGATCTTCAACACCGCCAGCTTTCTTAGCTTTGTCATTAAAATAAGCTTCTGCAAAAGCTTTTTTAGCTTCTCTCATTTCAGCTGTTTGAAAACCTGTTTGATTTATTCCAAGCACATCGTCTGTTAATGTTTGTTCGTAATTGCCAGAAAATGATACTGGATTTCTACCAAAAGGATCTTGATTTAAATTTCCAGATTGTATGCTAAATTTACTCCACGGTTTATCTTTCTGTCCTTTTAACTCATCAACAATACTTCTTGATGTTTTATTTGCTAATGATTCTTGAGGTAAAGCTTGCACTACAAAACCTAAACCAGGTGCTATTGCATTCATAATAGCTGATCCTGCCATCTTACCTACATTTATTCCTTGTTCTGCAAGACCACTAAATGCATCAGCTACACTTTGTCCAAAATTAGCAGCGACTCCAGATATTCCATCTGTAGAGTATGTACTTTTTACAGTGTCCCAGAAACTTGGATTTTGATAATTTTGTTGTTGAATTTCCATCAATTTTGAATCCATAATACGGTCTGTGTAAGCAAAAGGATCTAATGCTTTTTCTTCAGAAACAATTCTATCATCAGTATACATAGCATCTATATTAGGATCAGAATAATCAACTATTCCCGCTGCTTCCGCTAGTTTAGGATCAACTTCTCCTACGCCATATCCAATTTCAGGAGCTAAAGCATCAAACTCTGCTTGAGTTGTATCTTTTGCAACTTGAGCTATGTCTTGTTCTAATGCGTTTGGTGTTGTGTCTTCTGGTTGAAAATATTCTTGAGGTCCCCATACCATACCTTCAGCTGGTGTCTTAGGCATCTCACCTGGAATTGAATACGCTTGATTTGGTGTCATAGCTGCGACAGCTCCTGCTTGATCCATTGTAGTTGAGCCAAGTTGAGGAATCATTGTTGTTGGATCTTGTATTGTAGGCTGTACAACTGAAGCTCCTGTAATTCCTTCTCCTCCGCCACCAGTTTGAGGTATCATTGTTGTTGGATCTTGTACTACTGGTTCTTGTACTACTGGAGTTTCTGCTTCTGGAACCGTCCAACCTACGTCAGGGACATTTCCCCAACCTGTATAATATTGTGCTGTACCTGTACCTTGAGCAATGTCTTGAAGATAGTTTTCTCCAAAAGCAATCTTTCTCATCTCATGTAGTTCAGGGTTTTGTTCTGCTACTACTTCAGGAGTTAAATTTAAAACGTCTGTAATTGCCATTATTGTGCTATTCCTCTTTGTTTTAATCTTATAACCTTTTCTTCATTAGAAAGCAACGCAGTTTCTGTAGGTGTCAATCCTGTTTGCATTACGTTAGTATTAACCATTTGTGATACTAGTTTAGGGTCAACTGGTGGTGTTTCTGGTAACTGAGCTGAAGGTGCTTTAGCTTTTTCCGAAACAGCTGATAGTTCTTGTTCTTGAACTTTTGAAATCCATTTACCACTTTCATAATACTTGTCAAAATCATAATCATATATTCTTTTTACTGGCTCTGGTTCTTCTAACCATATCCTAATTACAACATCTTGTTCAGTAATAGGCCCTCCATTTCGCATACCAACACGGCCACCATCAGAAAAACTTTCAGCAGTAGGATAAAGTTTTAATTGTTCTGTTAGTACATTAATATTTCTATTTCTATCAATAATATTATTGATTGTAGGTAAAGCTTCAAAGTATGGATTAGGAGTATCTACACCTTCCTTTGCATTTAAGTCTCTAGTAATCTCACCCATTCTTGTTATAAAAAATTGATTAGGTCTTTTTGGTGTATAAACTCCTCTCATTATTTCATTAAAAGTTTCTTTATTAATTCCTCTTCTTTTAACTTTTGCTCTAATTTTATACTCAGGTAATCCTAATATTCTAGCTGCTTCTATGTTTTGATACATTTCTTTCATTTCCGCTAGTTTTCTTCTTTCAGAATATTCATATGTATCTAAAAGTGTTTCAGGAGAAACTCTTCCTCCTCTTAATAAAGAACCTGTAAATAAATTATTTGCATTTTTTAATCGAGTAGTAAATCTTGTAGTCATAAAAGTTAAACCTTTTTCAGGTTTAATTTGAATAGGTCTAAAACCAAATAGACCTTTTATTTCATCATCTAGTTCAAAAGTTTCTCCGTATTTAGGATCTGTTTTTCCTAAAGCTGTTCTTGTTACTCTTTTAATTTGTTGATAAGAACCAGGTTGCATTGATTCAGCTATATGAAATATTCCTTTTTGTACTTTTACAAAAGGATCATCCGCTGGTTGCCATACTTTTCTACCATCTTTTCCAATTCCTTGTCTTAATGTAGAATCAATAAGTGCTTCAGTAAAGATAGATTCAGATGCAAAAGGTTCTAATAACTCTACTGCTCCTTCTGTCATTCCTTCTCCCAAAGCTTCTGCTAAGGAAGATTTTGTACTGTCAGCATCAGCTATTCTATTTACTACTGCTCTAAAAGGTCTTGTTAAAACATCGTAAGCGTTGGTATAACTAAAATCTACATATTTTAAGTAACCATTTTCATCCCTACCTACTGGTAATAAAGTAGAATTTTTAGACCATTCGGGTACAAATTTTCTTAATGCAGACATCTCTTTTTCGCTAACATTATTTTTTGCTTTATAAAATTCTGTTAGAGCTTTTGGTAATCCTAATACAGTAGAACCAAAACCAAATAGTCTTTGATAACCAATGTTTCTTATAGATGGAATACCACTAGTTATTTCTTCTATGGCTTGAGCCATAATGTTATTTCCCGTTCTTATAACCTCTAAAGGAAAAGCAATAAAGTTTCCATAAGGTGTTTGTCTTAGTGCTCTACCTGTTCGACCAACATAATTGTAATTTGGAACTTGGTTACGAACTAAGCTACCAGCGACTTCATCTAAAAGTCCTTCAAAAGATTCTGCTGCAACATCTTTTCTTTTAACTATTTTTCTAAAAAACTTAGCTGTATTATCTAAAAGTTCTTCTCCTATATTTAGCTGTTTTGCAAGAGCTGCAAATTCAGGATTAACTGCTCCTGTAGGTAAAAATCTTTCAGGTGCAGCTAAAACTTTAATATAATTATTATTATTTTTTAAATCTTTTGAAATATTTGTTTCTTTAAATATTTCATCTAATACATTTTCATATCTTCCTCTTTCAACACCCCAATTTAAAGCTTTCCAAAAATCATCTTCCTTCATGTAAAGTTCTTGGGCTTTAGAAAAAGCAGTTTTTACTCCTGCTATATTTTTATCAAGAGCTGTACTCATAGCTTGATAAGCTTTTTTATCCATTAAAGCGGGATCTCTTGCAATATCTTTTAATAATTGTTCTGTTTCTCTAGCACCTACAGCACTAGATAACACATCCACTCTTTGCATTCTTTTTCTTAACATAGCATAAGGAGCAGAAACTCTTCCACCAAAGGTTCCTTTTAAACTTGTACCATATGCTTGACCCACTAAACCTTTTCCTCCTAAAAGTTTAGGCATTAAAGCAGAAAAGTTTCCATAAGATGGAAAGAAAACTCCATTAGCTCCAGCAAAAGCACCTGCACTAATAAAATTACGCATGTGAGTTACAGGAGATAAAATAGTTTTTGCTACTTGTGAAGCAGCTTTAGGTAAAAGAATTGCCATTTTATATGCTGTTCCTATATCACTTCTATTTAAAATATTTGAAGTAACATCAAACATAGGATCATAAAGAGTTTTCTTTATATATTTTCCATCTAAAGGAGTTAATGTTAAATTTTCTGCTGTATTTTTATTATATATTTGTGGTGACTCATATTTTTTAAATCTTGGATCGTTTACAGCTCCTTGTCCATATGTATCTATAAGTTCGTCTTTAGTGTAAATAAATTGACTTGCGTCTTTTTTACCTTTTAATAATGCAATTTGATCATCAATTTCTTTAATCTGTTGTTCAGTTAAACCTCGTACTAATTTACTTTGTTGTAAAACCTTTATTTGATTAGCAAATCTTTTACCAGAACCTAAATTATCAACTTGTCTTAAATACCTCATTGTATTATTTAAATTGGCTATTTTCATAACAGAAGAATAAAAACTATAAGAAGGATCTTTGATTACTCCTGCTAATTCTCGTTGCCAAGGACGTAAAACTTTTTCTTTTAAAGCATCTGTTCTTACTTGAATTCCTTCTATTTCTACAGCCACTTTTGGATCTTTAGGTTTTTGTGTTGGAACTTCTAATTCAATTTTAGTTGATTTTAAATCTTTACCAGTAGGTTTAGTCATAACCGTTTTAGCACCATTTTGAAATTCCTTAGCTGCTACATCTACTTCATCAATAGATCTTGATTTTATAAAAGATTGAACTTCTTTTACTGCTTCCTCTTTTCCTTCTTTAGTAACACCTTGGGGAACAGGGTCTCCTGGTTTTAAATTATTTGTTGCTCTGTATTGATTTTCCCATTCTTCTACAAAAAGTTTTTCAGCATTATTAATTTGTTCTCCCGTTACAGGGTATTTTTTAAGAGGGTTACTTCTATTAAATATTTTATATTCTGTAGTAAAGTAAGTACCTATGTTAGCTCTTACGGTTTTATTTAATTCATCAGGAAGCGTTTGACCTATTGTATCTAAATTTAAATTATCAATATCTCTTCTAACTCTTAAAATAGAATTTGTAAGACGTTCAGGATCCCCACCTTTTGCTTTAATTTGGTTTCTTAGTTTTTCTAAATCCTTTGTATATTTTATTTCTCCATTTTCAATTCTATAATAATCACTTTTTTTAAATTCTCTTCTTTTTCCTTCATCAAATAATTTTAATACTTCATCTTTACTTTCTTTTTTTAATAAACTTTCACCTCTTCCTTCAAGTATTTTTCTAGCTTGTTCCATAAATTTTTCTTCTTTAGCAACACTTGTTAAAGCAGAATCTTTTAACCAATCTTTTTCAACAATAGCGTAAGCTTCTTTTAAGTCTTTCGTAAATCTTTTAGATACATTTCGTGCTGCTTCGTCTCTTATAGATGTATCTGCTATTGCTGCTCTTTTATTTTGAAATAAATCTGTTGTTCCTGTTGCTTGCTTTCTTAAACCTAACCAATATTTTTGAATTTGACCTCTTAAACCTGTTCCATATTCATCTAATCCAGTTTCTACAAACTCAAATTCATTTTTAAGTGTTGAAGATGAAACACTCATATCTTTAACTTGTCTTTCAGTTAAAATTTCTCCTATTTTTTCTCCTCTTGCTCCTTCTACTTTTCTTACATATTTTCCTGTAGGTTTATGTAATTTACCTATACCAGTACCAACTCCTGCTAAAGCAAGATTAAATAAAGCTCCTTCTGTACCAAATTTTAATCTATTTAATAATCTTCTACCTGCTTCATCTCTACCCTCTTTATCAACACTTCTATCCATCATTGTGACAGCGTAAGGTTCTAATGATGTACCTCTAGCCATATCTGCAAAAGTTCCAATGTCTTCATCAGCTACAAAAGCTTCTCCAACACCTCCTCCAATAATTGCCCCTGTTTTAGGACCAATTATCTTTTCACCAATTTGTGCAAGTTTAAAATATTTGTCGCCTTGTTTAGCAGCGACTGCTCTCTTAGCTAATTTTTTTGCTAAACTTCTTCCTGCTCTTATTCCAAGAGCACCACCACCTAAAGCTACAGGACCTATTTGAGCTAAAGCTTGAAAAACTTTACCTGCAGTTCTAGCTTCAGCTTCGTCATCCCATGGATTAACTTCATCAAACCATTCTTCAACTTCTTTAGCTTTGTCTGTATCTCCAATTAAATCAAAAACTTCTGCACCTAATGATACGAAACCTTTAGGAATATTCCAAAGACCTGTTGCAACTCCTGCTAATGCAGATTCAAAGAAACCAACATCATCGTCAGTAGTTTTAGAAGAGCCAAAATATTCTTCAACCGTTTGTGGCATTTATCCTCCTATGCTTCTTTTTGTGACTGCCATTCTTTTAAAGAATAAATTACTCCGTCTTTGACTACTTTTAAATCTCCTTCATCTGTATAGAAATATTTAGGTCCTTTTATTTTAGCAATTTCTTTAGGTTCTTTAGGCATTTCTTTATTAAATTTACCTGCTAATTCAGAATCACTTTTTCTTAAGTCATCTAGTTGTTCAGCTACTTTATAAGAAGTTTCATAAGATAAGGTAGATCTTCCTGATATATCTTTTGCTATATTATCTATTCTTGAAGCATCAATTGCTCTATCTTGAGATGTAGGTCCCTTCATTCTATTTAAAGCTGCTTGTATTGCTATCATCTTAGGAACTTGTTTAGCTTGTCTCTCTTGAGCAGAAATTTTACTTAAATCTTCTAATGGTTTTTCAGCTGCTTTACCAATTGCTCCTGCTAAATCTCCACCAGGTTGAGCCATTACTCCTGTACCAAATCTAGCTAATGCTAGCCACTTGTCTCTTGCTGCAGCATCCGAGTCAGGTGCTAATTGTTCTTGTATGACAGGTAAATATTCTCCAAAGTATTTTTCAAATTGACTTCTTGTGTCTAAACCTGCTCCTGTGTCTGCTCCGTTTCCTACCCCGGCTTCATTTGTTCCTGCAACGATAGCATCTTTAGAAACATCTAAACCAAGACTTTTTCTCTTAGCTACTTGTTTCTCCATTTTTTCTATAAGAGGCTTTTGGAACCATTCTTTTCCTTCTTCAGTTTGTAAGAAATCATATAAATTCTGTTGTTTTTCAGCGTAAGTACCTTGTCCTAATTCTTCAATGCCTAATGTCATATCAGCAGTAGACTCAGCATCTTTAAGTCTTTTTTGATACATTTCTTCTATTTTTGATAATGTTAAATAAGGAAGACCTTTAATTTTTTGTTGTTCTAAATACATTTCAGGAGTAGTTGCAACAAAACCTGTTTCAGCATATCCTCTTCTTGGAACAATACCTGACATAATACCATTCATTCCACCACCTCTATAACCTGGTCTAATAGCAGTTACACCGCCACCTCGATACGAGGGTCTAGGGGCTTTAGACACGCCGCCTTTTCTAAACATAGGTCTTGATAAAATTCTAGGCATTATTTATTTAATCCAAATATACTTCCAATTGCTCCAAACGGATTCTTGCCAGTTAAGCCTCCATAAAGTCCTGCAAGTCCAGTACCTACACCTAATGCAGTTTGTAATGGGCTAGCTGAAGGTGTTTGTCCTGTTTGATATTGAGCAGGGTAACCTGAAATTAATGAAGCAACTCCAGCGCCATAAGTACCTAATCTTTGATAAGGTTCATACGCTGCAGTTTGTGCTGCTTGTCTTGCTGCATCTGCTTGTGCTTGAGCGAATGCTTGTTGACCGGCACCTAAAGTACCTAGTCCTGAAATTTGTTGTGAAGCTAATTGTTGAGCACCGCCTCCAAGTTTAGACTGAAGTCCTGCAATACCTAATTGGTTTGTTAAATCTTGTTGTCTTGCTTGTTGCGCTTGTTGAAATCCTTGTTGTAACATTTGTGCTTGTAGAGCTGCTCGATTCCTGTCGCTTGTTGTTTGATACTCTGCTTCTGCAATACCGTGACGACCACCACCAAATACTCCAGCAACACCTGGTGCACCTAATGCTAATCTAGATTTTTGAGCTTGAACATCATATTCTGCTAATGCTTTGTCTATAACATCTGCTTGATAAGGACTCATGTAGTCTGTTCTTTGCTGAGCAGTCATTGGTCCTGTTAAACCTGTTGCTGCATCTGCAGCAGTTCCAGCTTTAGTTAAATAAGGTGCATAAGCTCCTAGTCCTGTTGTTGGATCAGTTGCTTGTTGATAAGCTGCAGTTTGAAGTGGATCTTGTGCTGCAACAGTTGGTGCAAATGCTCCTGTTTTAACAGGAAGCATTGTTAACGCAGATAATTGTTTTGCGTAATCTTGTCCTATGTCTTCTATAAACTGTGCGGGTAATGTTCTTGTTTCTGTTATTGCCATTATACTACTCTTCCTTCTAATCTCTTCATTGTATCATACATCTTTTGTGCTCCTTTTTCAACACTTCCTCCGCCTGCACCTTTTACTGCATCAGCGGTCATGACGAATTCATTTTTAGATAACATTGCTGGAACGTCATCTGCTTTTTCTTTAACTCCCATAGGCACGAAACCACCACTTTGCCTATAGTCTAATTCTCTAATTCCACCAGCATTTACTCTTGGCATTCCCATTGGGATTCTTGGCATACCTGCTCCTATGCCACCACCGAATGCTTTAGCTCTTTTATATTTCTTTTTTGATTTTTTCTTTTTTAATTTAGAGTAATAGTCAGCATCATGTTGATCCCATGTACCATATTCATCTCTCATAATTTCCATAATATCTCTATCGTCTTCTGGATCATAATCACTTCCATTAGAATACCCAATTCTTCCGCCTTGAGCCATATAAATCATATCTCCATGTAATTTAAGTAGTATTTCATGTAATTCGTCTGTTGTATAACTGCTTCCTGGACCCATTTCTCTTTCTATTTCACTATCATTATAAATTTCTAATAGTCTACGTCTTGAAATGTTTTTAGCCATCTTCATATTCTCTGGTCTTACATCACCTTTTACTTTAATAGAAGATGCACCAGCTTCTAGACTCTTGATGCCTTCTTTTGGTCTAGGTGCCCAAGGGTTAATGGGTTTAGTTGGATCTTCTGGTAATGGTGTTCCATTTCCTCCAGCGTATAAACCAATTCTTCCACCTTCTGCTTTCTTATTTTTATTTAAATATTTTATATATCTTCTGTAGTCTTCAATATCATCAAAATCATCTACTGATAATTTACCCACATCTTTTGGAAGGACTCCACCTTCTGATTTAGGAAGGGCTCCTGCTTCATCAGAAACATACATTTGTTCTACACCTTCACCACTTCCTTGACCGTATTTTACTCTGCCGCCTGCTGCTCCAACATAGTCTCTTGGTGTTAAGAAATGGTAACCTCTATCAAACATTTGTGATCCGCTAAGATCCCCTGTTCTGTATTTTTTAATATCTGCTTTGATTAAATCTAAACCTAAACCTTTTCCTCTGTATACGTCTTGTGCTAAATCTTCTGCTTCTTCTTCTGTTTTACCTTTTTGCATAAAGTAAGTTAATAAACTTGCTCCACTGATCATTCCTAAAGGAGTCATTTTCATAGAACCTCCGCCTTTAGTTAAACCTAACTTGCCTAGAATGCCTTTAGTTGCCTCTGCTACTTCACCTGTTCCATGAAGAGAAGGGCCTATTGATCCTTGTGGAGTCCCAAACAACGAAGCACTTCTTGATGCACTTAATGGTGAACTAAAATAACTTTTAAATCCTGTACCAGCTCCCGGTGTTTTTAATCCCCATTGAGGACCAGCTCCACCTAAATATCGTGCTCCTTGTCCCAAGCCATACATTGCTAAACCTCTACCGACAGATGGACCTATTCTTCCCGTTTGTTGAAAACTTCCTAGTCCTGCCATACCAGCAGCTATTGCTGGATTGAAAGGTGCTACAAAAGGTGCAGCTACAACTGCAGCTTTAGCAACTTCTTTTGGAATAATTTTTCTAGTTGTTTCTTTAAGCCAACTTCCGATACCGTATTTTTGTCTTGGAACGGCATTCATAATGCCACCTTCTTTACGTAGTTGTCTGCGAATCTGTGCTCGTGTTATCATATTATATTGCATGTTAATTTAAATTAAAGGCAGGGATTTCACCTGAGTTTATATACTTACCCAATTTATATTAATAAATCAAGCTTATGTTACATCTCTGGGCTTAATTTCTAAAGCCGAAAGTACAACATGTAGTCTATTTGCAGTAGCTGCAGTCACCTTTATTACTTCGCTCTCCTGTGCGACTATGGGTGCTGATAACAGCTCTGTAGTGGCGTTTGCCGATATTGATTTTGTTTTAAAAAGGCTGAATACATTATCAGAAGTATCAGTTAAAGTCACTGTAATTGTGTCAGCATTACCTGAATCTTCAGACACTAAAATTGATTTAATAACAGCTGTAGAATAAGAAGGCACCGTATATAGTGTCGTTGCACTAGTGCTTGTTAAATCTGCTTTTTTATTTACGAAACTATTTGCCATTATGCTAAAAAGAAAGCCTCCGCCTCTGATTCATCTTTTAAATCTTGCTGAAAAGATGTATTTAATTTTGTAACCACACTATCAACATCTCTAACAAATGATTGTTGAACTGTTTGATCGTATTCTGGTAATGGTTGTGTTAATGATTGTACTATTCTAGCCATTATCTTCTTCCATCCGGTTGTATATCTAATCTAAAAGTACCAAGTTTCCAGTGTTGAGTTCTTCCAGTATTATCTACTTTTAAAGATATAGCTCTTGCTCTGGCACGGGTATCTATTTTAGTTGTAGTAGTAGTTGTTGTAAAAGGACCTAAAGATGAACTTGCTTGTGCATCTGTTGGGTAATTTTTTAAATTTAATGTAACTCTTGCATCTCCAGTTTGAGTTAAAAAGTCAGGTATAATTCTTCTTATTTTCATCATAAATTCTCCATCACCTTGTTGTGGAACAGGGGATTGACCAATATCAAAATCTCCTGATTCAATACTAGCTTGAATAGCAGTTGTTGCTCCTGCTTTAATTTGATTGGTCCCAGTTTCATGTTCAAAGTATGTTGTAACACCATCAGTGTTGCCAACTGTTGAATCACTTGTAGCACTTGAATCATATTCAGTTCCATGTGGTTTACCAAATATAGATGAGTCTGCCCAAGTAGATCTAGCTAATGAACTTATAGTCCATATAGGTCTTTGAAGAGATGAATCCATGTAATTGTATGTAACCGATCTAGAATTAGCTGTGGCTCCACTACCTGGATAGAACCAAGTAACTTCACCAAATAAGTTATTTAAACCTGCATAAATATGCTGTCTAGGTACATCTGCTAAGCCATCATAAACATAGTCTTCAACTAAGCATGGTAATGATTGTAATTGTCCAGTGTATCTAAAGAAACCATTTTCTGACATCCAGTATGCAGATCCATCAACCTCAACGGCTGCATTTTGTCCAATCAATCCACAGTTAGTTCCAACTTGTTGAAACGAGAAAGTAAATGGTGGACCAACGAATTTCATAATAAATAAAGCTGTATCTGTCCAAATGTAAATTGCATCTCTACCTCTTATAGCTCCAACGATTCTCGTACCATCTGCAAGTCTTTGCGTACCGGCAGTATTAGTTGAAGTTGGTGTCCAAGTCGTTAAAGATTCTTGAGATGACCATCTAACGTACATATCATCTTGAGTAGATGTTGTGCCAATTGTAGTTTCTGTTCCAAAACAAACTAAGTGTCTATCCGGAGTAGAAACTAATGTAAATTGTGATGCTGTTGGTGCTCCAGATACAATTGTTGCACGAGTTGATGTTGCACCTGTTGCATTTGAATTCCATTCAAAAGTTGCTCCATCTGAAATTGTTGCAATAAGTTTATTTCCAAAATTATCTAGTGACCAAATACCAGGCGCTGTTACAATGTCACCTGTCTGTGATGCACCCCATTTTGTATAGTCTGATGCATTGGTTGTAGTAGCAGCATCAGAATGTGATGCAGCTGTAGTGTTATCTGCTCCTCTAGTTAATCCCCCTAAAGTTCCAGTACCCGTGGTGTTTGATGTATAAGCAATTCTTTCATCATCTATTAAAACTGTTCCTGATGATGGAAATCCTGTAGAATCATCTAATACAATACTTGTTGAAGATGAAGTTAAAGCACCATCAAGAGTTGAAGTAACTTCACCTGCTGTAGTACCACCCCATACTCCTAGTCCCCAACCAGCTGCTGATTCTTCAACTGCAGGTCCTATGGAATAATAATGTTGAACTCTTATTCCACCTGATGTGGATGCGCCTGATCCTGATTCATTTGATCCCATTTCAACTGTAATCGTTGTTGAAGTAGGGACGGTTGCGACCATAAAAACTTTATCATCAAAATCACCAGAACTAAAATCAGAATCGGTAATAGCGGTAAAATTATCCAGCTTAATGATATCGTACTGAGAAATATTATGATCAGATGCAAACGTAATCGTGACTGTTGCATCGCTTTGTGTTGTTGTAAATGCATTAGTTAATGTTGTTGTAGCCTTAATAGGAGTAATATCATAAAAAGCACCTCCTGAATACACATATAAAATTCTGTTTGTACCTAATGCTGAATATTTAATACCATCCGAATTAACGAATTGGTGCATAGCTACAGTTCTTCCAGTTAAAGTAATATCTCCTAACTGTGCCCAACCACCTATTTTTTCAGGGGAACCATATCTAAAACGAACATAGTCTCCATCAACCCATTGACCCTCGCCACCCGTTGCGGTAACTTGTTTATTAATTCCTGGTTGAATATTTATTTTTTGTAACATAGAAAACCATTATATTATTAATTCCCTAATTTGGGAACACCTAACATTGGCCTTTTGTCGAACCTATTCTTATCAGCAAAAGGACCATTTACATGGTTATAATGAAGGAATACTTGTCCACAGTTTTCTCCTTCAAAGGGTTCTCTCCAATGCTCTAATTCACATCCACTATATACTAGCATATCGCCAACATCAAGCAAGACTTTAGTGCCTTCTGGAGCATTGGGTTTATGTATATTTTTATATTCATCGATAACATTATTTGATCCTGTGCCATCTATAAATATAGGCCACGGATCACCCCCTAAATTAAGGGTGCAAGATATCTCACAACTAGGCCTGTCTTTATGGCGTTTTAAAATATCTCCTTTTTTATATAATCTCGCATAAGAGTATGTTGGTACTAATTGAAGTCCTGTTTCTTTTTGCATTACTGGTAATACTTTCATCATTAAGGTTTCCATTACAAAATCAGCATAACAAGAAAAGGTATTTGGAACTTGTTGATCTCCCCATGTTCCTAATAGCCCATTGTCATAGGTTATATTATTTTTATACATCCAACCAACTGCATCTCTCTTCAACATAAAATAGTTAAAGATAAAATTAGCTAGCTCATAACTAATTGCATTTTTAACTACTTGATATTTTTTAATCTGAAAACTCATTATATAAAATTAAAAGATACTGATATTCTTATATCATTACTTTGATTAGGTTCTACTTTATGCCACATCCAAGAAGGGAACATTATGAGTCTTCCAGGAACTGGATCATAAAAAGTCTCTCGCCACAACTCTCTAGGAAGTTTGCTTGATTTTCTTGCTGGCATGTTCTGTTGAACTCCAGGTCTTGGGTCCATTAATGCTAATCGACCAGAATTAGGTGAAGCTTTTATATAGTAAGCGCCAGAAAATAATGAATTAGGATGAAGATGCATTTGATTATATCCTCCTGGAGGATTTATATTAGCCCACATATTACCTAATCTAGGTTTAATATCTAAGTGCTCTTCTTGAATAATTTCATTTTGCATTGTAAATAATTCTTGAATTAAAGGTTCGTATTCTTTTTTATGGTTCATGTCAGTCTGTGAATGCCAACCCTTAACATTAGTTTTTTTAACACCAGAATCATTTTTACTCCATTCAACAATATGTTTTTCTAAATATGGATTTAATTCATTCGCATTAGGTAAATCTTTAACGTATATAATAGTTGGAAAAAAATATTCTTTAATCATTTAAAAGGAGTTCCTCCAAACCACATTACTAGAGATTGTCTAACACCACGTGTAACAGGTGCTACTCTATGATTTAAAAATGATGCAAACATTACAGCATGTCCTTGTCTCATTTTAGCTCTTTTATCTTTAGCCATTAGTTCTAGTTCTCCTCCTTCAAACTGATGTTCTGGGGATAATAATACTGTCATTGATATTTTTCTAACAGGAGGTTCGTGCGCCATGTTTACATCACTATCCATATGCCAATCATAAAAGCCACCTTCAGGGTATTCGGTAAATTGAGCTTGCTCTGTTACATGTACATCTTCAAATCCAAAATGATTTCTATTTGCTTTTTGAATAAAGGAATTGACTTGATCATACATTGGTTTCATTTCATCAAAAGGAATCCAACTAATAGTAGTAACTCTTTTTTTAGTATCTAATCCACCACCAGGTCTTTGACCCATACCAACTTGAGCTTTCTGTGGTTTTTGTCTGTGACCACATTCAATAATCATTTGACATTGTTCAGGAGTAAATAAAGGAGTAGTTGTTTCAACTATCCAACTCTTCCATTTAGGTTCTGTTATTATCATGCGCTCCTGTTCTTAATTGGGTCATACTCTACATCCATATTACATGCTAAAGTTCTTCTAAAACCATTTCCATTAAAAGGATAAACACAATGTCTCATATCATATGGAAATACATAAAAAGCTCTTTCTTTCATTATAGGACCATAGTCTGAATTACAAAATTGTCCTGATGCATTACCTAGTATTTGTAATTGACCATTCATAGGTTTACCAGGTGCTGAATATTCAACGCCTGTATTTTTAGGTAATTTTAAAATCATAACCGATGATAAACCTGTAAACAAAGCCCCTTGATGAATGTGTACTGGATTATATTCATTAGCTTTCATTTCATTCACCCATACAGAATTCATATGCATATTATATTCTGTAATTTTATTCCAATCTAAATAATGTTTCATAACCTTATGAAACCATTGACGTACATTATCTGGTAAAAAATTATGTGGATGCATTTTATTATTAGGAGGACCATCAAAAAATAAAGAATGCTCGTTTTGAATTTTACCTACTAGTTGTACATTAGAAGGAGGTAATTCATGTCTTCTTGTTTCGTATATATGATTAATAGTATCATACACATCTAAAGGTGCTTCATATTTTAAAACCGATTGACCTAAAAATATAAAATTAAAATTTAATGTGTCCATATTTTTCTCTTATTCTTTTTGGTATTTTTTCTATGTAGGGATTGTATTCTTTCTTAACTTCATTTCGTATAGTATGCATATTTTTGCCAACAATTCCATCATTATATCCCATTCTATTAACTTGGATTTGATCTAGATCAAAAAACCTATGTTTAAAATAAGGTATGTTAAATAAAGTATATACTTTACTTATTTCTTCTTCAGGGTTTTGTACTAAATCATCATACTTCATAAAGTGACATATATCAGGATAGTTATATGCATTTTTAATTGCTTCTAAATTCTTAGCAACAGCACCATCTTTATTCATAACCATAGATAGTTTTTCTTCATCATTTTTACATTCAAATCTATTAGGAAATGCTGTAGGCTCTCCTGTGTACCATTTCATGTAACTGGCCAGTACATCCATTAAATCTCTCAGCAACACCACACACTTAAAAGGTTTTTTAAAATGCTTTTGCATGAGTGCAAAATTACCTTTAGTCATTACAGGACCACGATCTATAATATATTTCTGTGGCCAGTTTTTATAATAATTTACATAAACAGAATCTAATACATTATCTAGTGATCGATGATCTGGGTAGTTTTGAAAGACATCTGTTTCTTTTAATAAAAATAAATCTTTCATTATCTCTAAAGTAATTGAATTAGGCGTACATGCTATATCAGGATTTTGATTCATAATAGACGTGAATAAGGTATTGCCTGACCTTGGCATTGCAACTAAAAAGAAAAGTTTTTTAACCCTGTTGTCCGATAGAGTTTTTGCTGAATTCCAGTTTTGCATCGTCTTTCTTTTTATTTTCGATAGCTATATCTTTTTTAATTCTTTCAATGGATTGCAATTGTCCTAATACGTTAAAGACTTCTGGTTGAGAGGATCCTTGAGTCAAGGTCTCTGCTTTATTTTTCATGGTTAAATGATAGGAGTTCAATTGGTGAGTATTTACATTTTTAGTATCAAATGAGCCATCATCAAATTTCTTTTTAAATTTAGACCATAGTTTTATTTCTCTCATCCTGTCTCTTGCCACTAATTGTGCACTGGCTTTATTATAAATTTTTTCATCTATGTCTATCTGTAGCAATTCTCTTTTTAGTGGATCTTCTTCTTTTTCTAATTTTTCTTGTAATCTTTTAATCTTCACCTCTGTTCTTCTATAATCAAAAGATAGTGTCATTAAGTTTTCCAGGAATACATTTTGTTCCCTGACACACTGCCAGTATTTAGCAGCTTTCGTTGGATACTTTGCATCATTTAAAACAGAAAACTGCATTTCAGTTTC